CTGGCGGTTATCAGGTCGGCGATGGCAACGCTAATGAAATCCTGTTTGCGCCTTCGGCTATCCCGACCGCGTACACTGCTGGTGTGACCCTGACGACGCTTGATCTGGCCGGTGGCCTGATTGTCTACACGTCGGCAAGCACTGCCAACCTTGTGCTGCCAACGGCTGCGCTTACGGACGCTGATTTCAGCAGCGCCCGCGTTGGTTCGTCGTTTGACATCTCGCTGATCGCAACCAGCACGGGCGTCCCGACCATTACGGTTGGTACGGGCTGGACGCTGGTTGGCGTCGGTACGGGTGTCGCATCTAAGAGCGTCCTGTTCCGCGCGGTCAAGACTGGCGACGCAACGTACAATCTGTACCGCATCGCTGGCTAATCGGTTTGCCCCGGCTTTGGCCGGGGCAACCTTTTTAGGAGTATTACAATGGCTAATACAAAATCTATCGGTGTGGCATTTCTTGACCAGGACATCATCGGCGCGCAGTATCTTCTGGCTGATGAACAGCTTGGTTACACTGCTGCCGCACAGGGAACCGTCACACAGGGAACTTCGTCGGGCAAAGGAACTGCGGTCACGCTGAACAAGCCAGCCGGTCGCATTACCATGGACAACGCGTCTTTGACTACTGCCACTAATGCTACGTTCACGCTGACCAACAGCTTCATTTCTGCAAATGACACTGTTGTTCTTACTATCTCGGGCGGTCAAGCAACCGCTGGTTCGTACAACGTGTTTGCTAATTCGCTGGCTGCTGGCTCTGTCAGCATCAGCCTGCGCAACATTTCTGGCGGTACGCTGTCGGAAGCAGTAGTGATCAACTTTGCGATCCTTCACTGCGTTTAATAGGGTGGACGGCCTTTGGGCCGTCCATTTTACGAGGTTTTTATGGCTGTCATCTATCTGGTTCATTCGACGCACGGCGCAAAAGTCGCTATCTCAGATGCAGAAGCGAATTATGATGCAATGAGCGGCTGGCAGCGGTATGATGTCGATACGTCAACCGTGTTGGCGGACGATGACGGCGACGACGAGCCTGTCAACGAGATGGCGGCACCTAAGCGGCGTGGACGCCCCCGCGCGAAGCAGGAAGGCTAACCAATGACGACTGCCGGAGACATCATCAACGGGTCGCTGCGACTTCTGGGTGTTCTGGCAGAAGGCGAAGTGCCGTCCGCGGAAACATCGCAGGACGCACTGAACGCGATGAACCAGATGATTGATAGCTGGAACACTGAGCGTTTGGCGGTGTTCTCCACGCAGGATCAGATGTTCACATGGCCATCGGGAGTGCTGTCGCGCACGCTGGGGCCATCAGGTAACTTCGTCGGTAGCCGCCCGGTGTTGCTCGAAGACAGCACCTACTTCCGCGACCCAGGCACGGGCGTCAGCTACGGCATCAAGTTTATCAACCAGCAGCAGTACAATGGCATTGCGGTCAAGACGGTCACCTCGACCTTCCCGCAAGTCATCTTTGTCAACATGACGTTCCCCGACATTGAGATGTACATCTACCCGCGTCCGACGCGCGATCTGGAATGGCATTTCATCTCTGTCGAAGAACTCACGCAGCCTGCAACGCTGGCTACCCAATTGCACTTCCCGCCAGGGTATCTGCGCGCTTTTCGGTACAACCTTGCCACGGAAATGTCGCCTGAGTTTGGTATGGAACCATCCTCACAGGTCATGCGTATTGCTATGACCAGCAAGCGCAACCTCAAGCGCATCAACAACCCAGACGACATCATGTCCATGCCCTACAGCCTTGTGGCGTCGCGGCAGCGGTTTAACGTGTACGCGGGTAACTACTGATGAAGACGCCGATCTTAGGGTCGGCGTATGTCGCTCGAAGCGTCAACGCCGCCGACAACCGCATGGTCAACCTCTTTCCGGAAGTCGTTCCGGAAGGCGGCAAAGAGCCTGCGTTCCTTCAGCGTGCGCCGGGGCTGACTTTGTTGGCTACTCTCGGCGTTGGCCCTGTCCGTGGACTGTGGCAGTTTGGCGACTACGGCTACGCTGTGTCGGGCAACACGCTGTATCAGATCAACAGCAGTTGGGTTGCAGTTGCCAAAGGCGCGATAGCAGGTGCAGGGCCGGTTAGCATGGCCGACAACGGCACGCAGCTATTCATCGCCGCCGATCCGCTGGGTTATATTTATAACTCCAGCACCGATGTGTTTCAACAAATCACAGACCCAGACTTTCCCGGCGCGGTGACGGTCGGGTACATCGACGGCTATTTTGTGTTCAACGAACCCAACAGCCAGAAGATTTGGGTGACGCAGTTGCTGGACGGCACCAGCATTGACCCGCTGGAGTTTGCCAGCGCCGAAGGCAACCCTGACAACGTGGTGGCAATTTTTGTCGATCACCGCGAAGTCTGGGTGTTTGGCTCCAACTCAACTGAAGTTTGGTACGACGCAGGGCTGCTCGACTTTCCGCTGGCACGCATCCAGGGTGCGTTCAACGAACTCGGTTGCGCTTCGCCGCACAGCATCGCCAAGATGGACAACCAGATTTACTGGCTGGGCAAGGACGCCCGCGGGCAAGGCATGGTTTTCCGCGCGTCGGGCTACATCGGCCAGCGCGTGTCAACGCACGCTATCGAATGGCAGATGCAGGAATACGCCAACATCGGCGACGCTGTGGGCTACACCTACCAGCAGGACGGTCACAGCTTCTATGTACTGAACTTCCCATCAGCCGATACGACGTGGGTGTTTGACGTGGCAACGGGCGCATGGCACGAACGCGCGGCCTTTGCCAACGGCGATTTTAACCGCCACCGCGCCAACAGCCAGATGTTCTTCAACGCCACAAACGCTGTTGGTGACTACCAGAACGGCAAACTCTACAAGTTTGACCTTGAGGTGTACGCCGACGACGACCAGCCGCAAAAATGGCTGCGGTCGTGGCGGGCGTTGCCAACCGGCGCTAACAACCTGACGCGCACCATCCAGCACGCCATGCAGCTAGACTGCGAGACCGGCGTGGGGCTGAACACTGGACAAGGCAGCAACCCGCAAGTTATGTTGCGCTTCTCTGACGATGGTGGGCATACCTGGTCGAACGAGCATTGGAAGTCGATGGGGGCGATTGGCGAATACGGCAATCGCACGATCTGGCGGCGTCTTGGCGCAACGATGAAGATTCGCGACCGGGTGTACGAGGTGTCTGGTACTGATCCGGTGCGCATCTACATCATGGGCGCTGAGTTGGCCTTGAGCGGGACGCGGGCCTGATGGCACTCGCGCCGATCAACCCTACGCAGATCACGCCGCCGCGCGTCAATTTGATTGACGAACGGTCAGGCGCGATTAGCCGTGAGTGGTATCGGTTCTTTCTGTCGCTGCTGACGGCTACGCAGACCAACCAATCTGAGACGGAACTCTCGCCCGACACGTCGTCGCTGCTGGCATCCTATGACGCCATGCTGGCCGAGCTTGCGCAGGCGACAGAGACGCAGCCCGACTGTTGCGTGTCTGGTGAAGCGGTCTTGGCAAGCGATATTCAGGCGTTAGCGGTTACATCGCCCAGCGCGTCAATAGCTGCCTTAGCGGTTGTACAGAGCGAAGTACAGGCGTTGGCCTTGTCGCCGCCGCCGCTTGATGAGTTAGCTATACGGGCGTTGAACCCATCCTCGACAGCACCGGTCACCAAGACCGCTGACTTCACGGTCGCGTACAACGAAACGTGGATCATCAACAACAAGTCTGGATCGACTTGCACCGTCACGCTGCCGTCCGCCGCGACGTACTCTGGCCGGTATCTTACGTTCCAAAACAACCAAGCCCAGAACCTTGTCTCTGCATCCAGTAACGTCGTGCCGCAGGGCGGCGGCGCAGCCGGGACTGCTATTTTGACTGATGTGTCTGGTAACTGGGCTACCCTAGTGTCAAACGGCACAAACTGGGTTATCATGCAAGCCGCTTCGTTTAACACTTTGCTGTATTAAGGAACCCAATATGGCCGTGAACATCAGCAATATCATCCCCGCCAAGACGGCGGAAGCCACTCAAGTTACGCAGTACACGTCGAACGGCGTGCAGACAATCATCGACAAGTTCACGGCGACGAACTACAGCGCCTCGGCTGCGACGATCAGCGTCAACTTGGTCACGGCTGCTGGCAGCGCGGGCAATGACAACTTGATCGTCAAGACCAAGACGCTTCAGCCTGCCGAGACGTACACGTTCCCGGAACTGGTCGGCCACGTCCTGCCCAACAATGGCTTCATCTCCACAATCGCTGGCACGGCGTCGGCTATCAACATCCGCGCCTCGGGGCGTCTGGTTAGCTGATGCCGCCATTTGTCGTCCTTGCGTTGCCTAGATCGCGTACAGCTTGGCTGTCGCGGTTTCTGACGTATGGCGATTGGATGTGCGGG